AAAGCACAAAGAATGTCGCGGATCATTCGAACGCAGTCCGCGTTCGGATTGGGAAGTAATGTTCCGTCTGAATGGAGAACTTGACTAAAAAGTTCACCGAGAAATCTCGGCAACTTCGAGCCAGCTATGGTTGAAAAACCACAGCTTCTCGCGTCTAGTTCGGTTTCTCCTGCGAGCACTTGAGTAAAGTGCTTGTCAAGGCGTGGCATCGTTTTCGTGAGAAAACTAATACCTTCCCGTCGGTACCTACGATAACACAATTTGATTGTGTTACGTAGTTGCCGTGTGTTGAACACATCTCCGAAACGCTCATGAGCGTCACAGAGAAGTGCGGCGATGAGTTCTATCTCATCTAGGCTCTTATTGTTATCCATATTGGTATAACTCCTAGAGTCGTATCCACACACCCCTGTGATACCTAAGCATCAACAAGCATTGAAACATGAAAATCGAAGAACTCGAATCCATGCTCAAAGACCCCATGGTCGGGAAGCATCAGAAACGCATCATTAGCGATGTATTACTTCTTGCGAAGTTTTACAACGCGACAGATACGGATCAGATAAACCCCGCCGCCATGGTGGCAGTGATCCAGAAAGAAGTGATCAGTGACTAGGAAGACAAAAGTTTGCTTACTAGCTCTGATCAACGCTATCCCGAAGGCGCTTTTCTATGCGCAGACGGGAAACTCGCTCTTGGCAGTTAAACTGCTGTTGCGATGTTTATTGCGTTCCTCACGAGGACTTGTAACCAGATCTAAAGGGCGGTCGGCGAGAAGCCGACCGTCCCTAGAGCGAAGACCAAACTCCCATTAAAGGGAGCCATTGATAATCGCGGCGGCCCCGTTTCCTGTGCAATCGTACAAAATCGTTGTACTGGCGCCAAGTGACGCCATAAACGAAATGAGATTAGCTAACAGGTCCTTCGGGCTTCCATAAGTAGACATATTCCCAACGGGAATATCGCCGACCAGATAGAAGCTTGAAGTGATAATCTTCGTATTGTCGATCTGACCTGTCTCCGACTTATCAAATCGGACGACAGATCGACGACGACGCGAAGTACCACTCCCAGACTCTTGGTGAGAAACCTTG